TATTATGATAGCCTAAATTCACAGAGCTTTGGTGGAAATATGCAAAATTATAAAGATGAAGTTAACAAAATACAAGATGTTGGAGGAGTTAAGGTTTATCCTGTGTGGGACGGTGGAGGAACTGTTAAGTTAGTAATAATTAACTCTAATTTCAAAGTACCATCAGAGGATTTAGTTAATTTAGTGCAAGAAGAAATTGACCCAATTGGACATCAAGGACAAGGCTTAGGATTAGCACCAATAGGGCATAAAGTTACTGTTACAGGTGTTGTAAGTACAACTATAAATATATCAGCAGAGATAACATACAAAAATGGCTACACTTGGGAGAATATAAAATCAATTGCAGAAGAAGCAATAGACGACTATTTAAATGAACTTAACATGAGTTGGGAAGATGAAGAAAACTTAATAGTCCGTATATCTCAAATTGAAACTAGATTACTTAGTATTGATGGAGTATTAGACATTGCAAATACAATGATAAATGAGGTTAAATCTAATCTAACAATAAATAGTAACAGTATAGTAGTGAGAGGTGAGGTAGTTGGATAAAGAGATTAATCTAATAAATTACTTACCACAAATTCTACAAGATAAAGAAGAATATATAAAAGTATTTAATGTAGGAAATAAAGAAATAAAAATATTACATGATAAATTAAAGGACCTATCAAATGACCAGTTTTTAGAGGACCTAACTATAAGTGGTATAAAAAGATGGGAAAAGATAATGTCTATAACTCCTAAAAGTAATGAGAGTTTAGAAGATAGAAGGTTTAGGATTTTTAGTAAATATATAAGTAAATTACCTTACTCAGAGAGATTTTTAAGGAATTGGCTAGATAGTATAGTTGGAGAAGGTAATTATGAGTTAACTATTAATAATGCTACTTATAATATACATCTTGAAAGTGATGCTAGAAATCAAGATTGGTTTGAGGAAGTTCATTCTTTTGTAAGTAATATTAAGCCATGTAATATGACTTTAGATTACACTAGAGTGCTTATAAGCAAAGACAATTATATGAATTTTGGTATAACAACCCTAATGGGTCAAGAAATAACTATATACCCTTGGAGTCCACCAGATATAGAAACTTATGGAGAAATTGATGTATTAACTGGCAATGGAGTTGGATACCAAGAGATAACAATATTTTAGGAGGTGATATATTGGCTATAGATAAAAGTTATTACACTATAATTACAGATGTAGGAAAAGCAAAGATAGCAAATGCAAGTGTCACAGGTAATAAAGTGGGATTTGTAAAAATTCAACTTGGTGATGGAGGAGGGAGTGAATATACTCCAACTGAGAGTCAGACAGCTCTCAAAAACGTGGTATGGGAAGGCAATATTGGAAATACAACTACAGATGAAACTGCACCAAATTGTATAATATTAGAGAGTTTAATACCATCAAGTGTAGGCGGATTTATGATAAGAGAAATAGGATATTTAGATGATGAAAATAATTTAATTGCCATTTCTAAATACAAAGAGTGTTATAAACCTTCTATAGAACAAGGTGCAGTGGTAGACATGAAGGTTAAAACTGTGCTTATTGTATCTAATGTAAATAATATAGAACTTAAAATTGACCCAACAATAATCTTTGCAACACTCAAAGATATACAAGACTTAGAAACTAAAATAGGTACTGTTAATACTAAAATTGATACAACTAAAACAGAATTAACAAGCAACTTAGAAACTGCTAAAACAGAGTTAAACAATAAAATAGGGGATACAACACAACTTACTACAACAGATAAAACAAATATAGTTAGTGCCTTAAATGAGGTAAAAGCTAGTGTAGATAGTATAGAAACAACAGCAGAGAAAACAAGCTATAATAATGCAACAAGTAATCTTACTGCTACGAATGTGCAAGGGGCAATAGATGAAGTTGTTAGAAAAATAGAAAAATTTAATGAGGTTAATATATCTATACAAAATGATATGTTACCTATTTAAGAAAGGAGAGTGATAAAAATGACTACTGAATGGAATTTTAATTATATTGGAACAGGGAAAAAAGTTATATTAAAACCTGGGAAGTATAAATTAGAATGTTGGGGTGCTAGTGGAGGTGGTCGTTTTGATGAGTGGACTGAATGTGCTAAAGGTGGCTATTCTAAAGGAGAACTCACATTAAAAAAAGAAACTATATTATATGTTTACGCTGGTGAAAGTGGGTACAAAAAGTTTAGTAACATTAGCGACTGGGCTGGTTTTAATGGAGGGGGAAGAGGTCCTAATGAAGGTGTAGACCCTAAATTTACAACATGTGGAGGCGGAGCTACCGATATAAGACTTATTGGAGGTGTTTGGAATGATGAGCAAGGATTATTATCACGTATAATTGTAGCAGGGGGCGGAGGTTCTATTGGTATTTCTTCTTTTTCTTCAATTGGTTTAGGTGGTGGATTTGCAGGTGGCATGGGTGTTAGTGCTGGAACTACTTGTACTGGTGGCACTCAATACGAAGGTGGTGTAACTGTTAATAGTAATGGCAATGGTTCATTTGGAAAAGGTGGTATTGGTAATGTTTGTGCTGGCGGTGGTGGTTGGTATGGTGGTGCTGGAGCTTCTACTAGTGGCGTAGGTGGAGGTGGAAGCGGATATGTTTTAACTAAAGATAGTTATAAACCAAAAGGATATATACCTACATCTGAATATTGGTTAGAAAATGTTAATAGTATCGCAGGTGATAATACTAGTAATGCTCATGGTTATGCTAAAATAACATTACTACAAGCATTACCATTTTTGAACATATCCTCATATAACTCAAGCACAGCAACATTTAAAGCTGACCACACAGACCCTACATTGTTAACTAAAATAGAATATTTTATAGATGATGTATTAAAAGAAACTATAACAACCGATTTAACTCTTGAAAAGACAATTAACTATACATTAGAAGATAATGCACTGCATACTCTTAAAATAGTTGTTACAGACAGTGCCAATGCTACAGTAGAAAAAGTTGTAAGCGTAAGCAGAGGAATTGCACCCCTTCCAAGTGGTTCTACAACAGATGAAGTTACAAATAAATGGATAGAAATTAAAGATACATTCAAAAGTGGCAAAACAAGTATTATAAATACTTTAGCATTAAAGAACATAGAAGCAAGTTTAAATAATACGCTAGTAGAGTTATCAGAGAAAATTAAAACTTCTTTTGATAGTTCAGATGCTAGTGTTGAGGAGTTGCAAAATAGGATAACAGAATTAACTAATCAATTAAGTCAACGAATTAAATATGCGACTGGCACTTATACTCCACCAGATGGTTCTCAAAATTCTTTAATTGTTCCTACTAAATTAAACTTTGTACCAAAAACTATTATAATTAGTTATATTTCTTTTAGAGATACTTCTCAACCTTTTAAGTATCTTCACGCTTATCCTTGTATGAGTGGTAGAGATCGAAATCTTAAATATGATAATGGTTCATATACTCGTATTGTTGGGACTGCTAATGTTAGAGATATTACTGCCGATAGTTTTAATATTGAAATAGGTATCAGTGATTTAAGTGCTGGAATTAAATTTCCTATTAGTTTTTATACTAGCACTTTTAGATGGTATGCGTTAGACATAGAGCTTTTAAATAATTAATAATATGAGGTGATAGAATGGATAGAGGAAATAGAGTAATTTATAATCAAGATGGAAAAATAATATTCCAAACAGGTGAAACAACAGGTGACGTATTAGAACATGATACAATAACAGAATTACATTACTTAGATGTTGAATATGGAAGTATAGACTATAGTAAACAGTATATAGAGTCTATAAATCCAGTTACAAAAGAACTAAACATAAAAAATATAGAGATTGTTTTGACAGATGAACAAAAGAGATTACAAGCATTAGAAAAAGAATTAAATCTGTTAAAAGAAGAAAATAAAAATAGAGATTCTGAGATAGTAAATACAGCCTTTGAAGTAGAAAATATAAAATTAAACAATAATTTATAGGAGGAAATGATATGTATAACTTATTAAAATTAATGATAGAACAAAAGAACTATAGCACTAAGGAGGATTTACAACATAAGATGGATGTATTCTATGCAGTAAATAGGATTACAGAAGAACAATATTTAGAGTTAACAGGTTTATTAAATAAAGAAGAAACACCAGTAGAACCAACAGTTTAAGGGAGGTTCTTTTTTTTTATTGAAAGAAGGTGACTAAATGACTTTTAAAGAGTTAGTTAATAAAGTTAGAAATCTTGTATTAGAAGCAAAGAATGTAACTATAGAAGATACAGAAAATAAATTCACTAGTGAAAATGTAGAAGGAGCATTGAAAGAATGTATAGATAGAGCAGATGAGGCTTTTCAAGAAGCCGATAGTGGAAAAACACTTTTATCAACTGCTATCGGCTCTCCTGCTACACCAGAACAAACATTTCAAGATTATGCGAACTATATTACAGGATTTAAGAATACTATAGTAAGCAAAGATAATACTATAAATAGTTTACGAAATAGATATCAAAGTACAAGTGGATTTTTTATATATGATAAAGAACATTATCCAAACGGAATAGTTGTGGGTTTTAAGCCTGACATTGTTTCATATACTACCACAAATCTTGTAGGTGAAAAATATTATTGTATATACACTCCTTTGTTTTATTTCTTTTATAATGCAAGAACGAAAGAAACGTGTTTTGATAGTACTGATAGTCGCAGAGGCATAGATATAAAGGATAATTCATGGTTACCAAAAGGTCCAGTTAATGGCGGAGCAGGTTATGATTATATAGCAGTTAAGTATCGTTAATTGTCGAAGACTTAGATAAATTTCTAAGTCTTATTTTAACACAAAATAAGGAGGATGTATGGAAGAAATTAGCATAAATCTATTATGTGCAGTAGCAGGAGTTGTAATATCCTACTTAGCATTTAGAAATAGTTCAAACAGAAAGATACAAGATGATACAGAAACAACTACAAAATTAGAACAACAAATAACTTTTCTGTGTGAGAATGTAAGAGATATAAAGCATGATGTAGCAAAGTTTAATACAAGTTTCTTAGATATCAGTGAACGAGTTGCAAAAGTAGAAGCAAGTACAAAACAAGCACATCTTAGAATTGATGAAATTATAAATAGAATTGGAGGAAAATAAAAGATGGATAATTTAATAAGTTTTATACCAGAGCAGTTGCTAATTTTAGTAGCTGCTCTCTCTATTATAGGTAA